GAATATATCTTCTACAACACCCTGCCACCAAACAAAATTTCCATATATATTAGCCATATTATTTTCCCACTCCATCTTTAGTTAATTCTAACCACATTTTATATTCTGTATTTCCAAGTTGATTAGCTAATACATGACGAATAGCTGTAACCATACACTTTCCACTTAATGCTTGATCTTCTTCAGTACCATGTTCACCACGCGCTTGTGGTGACATCATCTGTATATGAACACACATACCAACACGGAGAAGTGGAATACCACCACATTGTACATTAAACTTAATACCATCAAATAACATCATTTGTGAGTTGTGTTGTAACTTCCAATCTTCAACTCTATTATCATAAACATGACCAGGTTTTGTTGAATACATCTGATTATGTTTTGGTGCAACCATAACCAAACTATCAGGAAACTGACTTACACGACTTCCACCCATTATAGCACCCTTTGAACCAAAATGAGGTGCAAATTGTGTATTTTTCTTACTACCAGCCCATTTAGGCATAGTTTTAAAATTAATTGGTGGGGCTTCGTTTAAATGTTCTGTGTCAAGCCATTCTTCTGCTAAACTATAATCATGTTGATAAATTTGTTTTGTTACAATATCATGTGTAATTAACTTTGAAGAATAACATCCACGATTAATATTTTTAATAAGTTCTGGTTTGTGTGCAATATCTATAGCTTCACATGGGATAATTCCTTTTTTAAATCTATCAGATTTATATGCATCAACTTTACCAGGTTCAAGAGTAAATATTAGATGTTTTGATTCTGCCCCCATCAAACTATCCAAACTTCTGAAATAATTTCCAGTTAAAGTTTCATAATATACATAATTCGCAGCTTTTGGATGTTTCAATGAATTTGATCTTTTAGCTAACCAATTAATGGCTTGAAACGGTGTCCAATTTGGAACTATTACATTATGATCAGAAAGAGTAGTTTCTGCATATGTTCTTTTATTCAAATTATCACTTTCCTTATTAAGTTTTTTCATTACATCAGTAACCATCTCATCATATCTCACTCCTTTATATCCCTTACTAACTTTCATTTTCTTACTGAACATATATTCTTCACTTACAAGAGACAATTGATACATCTTTGTTCGATCACCTGTTCCAACTTCCGTATAGTTCTGAATTGCTGTTGTAAGTGTTGAATATGTAAATCCTGCCATTATGCACTAAGAGTTGCTGGTCCTATTGAAACCGGAAACCCTCCTCCTTTCACGCTACCTGCTGTTGCAGTGTTTGTGTTAACTGTAAAATAAAACCAATCTGTTGTAAAATCCGTGTCTCTATCACCGCTAACATACTTACCTGTAGTAATAGCATAACCTGAGGCATATGCAATATTTGATCCTGCTATACCATCAAAACTACCTGGATCACCATAAGTGCCTGAAGTTGTTGGTGCTCCTCTAAATCTGTACGTTGATCCATTTGTCAGCCCATGATTTGGCGCATGAACATTTATAATGCCTGATCCTGCTGCATAAGTCGTAAAAGGTTGATGTGGTAATAATTGTGCTACAGTACTTTCTGTTCTATCTGATCGTACATTTTGTAATCCTTGTGCATCTCCACCATGAGGTCTTGGCTCTAATTGAGGTTGTTTTGATTCATATTCAGATTTATGAACAAACATTCCATTCCATTCTCTAACCATTTCATTATATGGAAATGCCATTCCTGATCGGTCTGATATTGCCTGTGCGTATTTTCCTCTTGCGTATGCCATTATATATTCGGATAATAATTCTTCGGAGTTATATAAGTACTAGCTGAAGAACCATCTTCTGCTAATGCTCGTGTTAACTCGTCTTCGTACAACAATTTCATTTGTTGTACTAATTGTGGGTTAAATTTTTGTGCTAAATAAAATGCAAGTCCTGAAACCATACAAGGTACAAATCTGTACGGAACATCTGTTGCGTCTGTATAAGTTGCATCTGCATCTTGAATTCTTTTTACAAAAAACATGTGAACATCTTTTGCTGCCGCTGTTGAATCGGGTGTTGGGTAAATTGTAAATGTAGTTTTGTCCACGAATCTTTGAACGAAATATTGTGCTGGAGTTCCTTTAGAAAGTTTACTTGATAATGCTGAATAAGCAGATCTAGCTATTTTTGTAAGAGAAGAATCAGATTGATCTGTATCTGTTTTATCAGACCTAAGTGTAGCTTCTAAAACATCATCCAAGCCATAAGTAGAAGTTCCAGTTGTTCCGCCTGCTGTAGTAGAACTTGTTCCATCGCCCGATGCTCTATAAAAAGTATATTCTGCCTGACCTTCAACTAGATCAATATTAGTATCGCCTACTTCCCAGTAGTGCAAACCTCTATTGCCCCATTCTTGAAAAAGAATATTTAAAGATCGTCTTGCTGTTTTTAATTGATATCCAGAAGTTACTTGTGAACCTATACGCTCATAGGCTTCATTGATAATCTCATCAACAGCAAATGTTTTGTCAAAAGTAACTGTTCCAGAAGTAGTATTCGCCATGCGCTACCTCCTAATATAACTTCTTAAATTCTGCTATTACCGTATACATGTTTCCAGAATCAGCGGCAGCTGGAACTACAAGATTAACATCACTTTGATTACTATTAGCTGATTTGTCTGTTTTTATTCCACCGAATTCTCTAAAATCCCAATAGCCTGATCCTGTTAAACCTAAAACTGGAATGTCACCATTGTTATCTTCTTCATCCATACGAACATAAGTATCTCCGCCATCTCCAGTATCACTAGAAAACCATACTCTTTGTAATACTAAGTGTAGACAAGATGCCCCGTTTTCATTTGTTTCCATTGCTGAAACATCGCCAAAAACTGTTGTTCCACCATTTCCGTCTGATTGATTTACATACTTGATAACTACCCTTGCATCATTTTGTTGCATGATAGTTGGTCCTGTTACTGTATCTGCCATAATCCCTCCTTAATTAAGATTACTAGATGGGGCCGAAGCCCCATCTTAAAGTTTGTTAGTTAGTGTAACTTACACCAGGCGTACGAGTTACCGTTAAGTCTTTTAACCAAAGTACATCAGCTGCTGCCGTGTCACTTGATGTAAAGATATAAGGTACTACAACATCGCCATCGTCAAAAGTATATGCTGCTGTTGTTGCTGGTGCAGCTAAAGTACCTGCTCCTGCCACTGCATTCACAACAAATGAATAAGTTACTACACCTGCTGATGAGAGAGTTATTTTTACTCTTAAGTTTTGACCATCAACTGGAACTGAAGCTCCACAATCTGTCGAAGTAGATGTTCCTGAGTTATTTAAGTCAGTCATGATTTCAAGGTTTGTATCACCCATTGCTCCAAAGGCAGCAAAGTCAGTATAAATCGCATCTGCAGCTGCGGCTCCGTCAATAATTGGTACGTGACCATCATTAAAGTCTTCAACTTTTCTAAATCCGACACCACAAGCATCAAAGTCAGTCCAGTCAGGTGTATTGAATGTTGCATCAATAGTAGCTGAATGTGTACCGATTGTAATGCCATTAGCATTTCCACCTAGTGGACCACCTGCTAAGACTACTTCTAGTCCTGTTGCAGCTGCTGTTTCAGTATCCATCTGTAAATCAAATCCAGCTTGTGTTGTAGCTGTATCTGTTGCTGGAACTGTTCCATCTAATTGTGGAGTTTTACCAGCTGCTGTATAAGCACCAATAGAAAGTGCTGTTGCTGGGTACATTTCGTTATTTGGCCCAAAAAACATCATTCCAAATTTATCTTCAGTTGCCATTACACCGTCAGCTGAGTTACCTAAATTTGAAACAATAGGTGCTGCGCATGAAATGTAGTTGTATCTAAAAATTGTTGCAGGGGTTAGTCGTGTTAATATTGCTTTAATTGCAACATTTCCATCTGAGTCAACAGTGAATTTATCACTGTAAGCTCCAGTAGCCGCTGTTTGTGCGGAAACTTTAAGACCAGATTCTGCTCTTACCGTTCCCTTAAACGTTGTATTTGCCATTTTATAATCCTCCTAGTTTGCGAACGTAGTCTCTAGGCCGTCGACTATACTCGTCTACGTTCTATTAATAATTGTATAGTGATTAATCTATAGCTCTTTTTTGCAAAGAGTGCAAGGTATCCCTGTGAATTTGTATGATTTTTGATAACGCTTAAGTGGCTATCGAAACTTCGGCCTTGGCCTCGTTTATTTTAGTTTGAAGAGTTGCTTCTTCAAACTCTTGGGCAACAATTTGTTTTATAATATCTTGTATTTTCTTATTAATTTCAATCATACGGATATTATGCTTCCCTTCCTTCAGGTGCTCTTGTTGCCATTCTAACTCCAAGGACTTCTTCGTAATGTATAGGTCTTGGGTCATTTATAACCTCCTCATAGGTTATCCATTTACCTTTTTTATTGGTAAATCCATCAGATTCAAACTTTACCTCATTTTTTCCCAGTTTGTCAAGGATTGATTTTTCAATACCCGTAGCGGTGTCTTCAGCTGAAATAGTAAAATCAGCAGAATAACCATAAGCAAGAATCTGTATTCGGAAGGTCTTCATAAGTAATTTCTATCTTTATTAAGTAAATGGGGCGGTTTTGAGGCCGCCCCATTAATTTTCTTTAAGTATTACGCACCTTCTACACCGTAAATACCTCTAGGGTCAGATACGCCAAAAACGTATCTTGCTCTAGCTTTGTATCTTACGTTGCCAGTGTCAAAGTCCCCTTCCATCTTAGTAGTAAGAGGAGCTCTGTCAAAGTGTTTCATACCATTAGGTACATCTGTAATAATATACCAAGCATCAGTATCTGTTAGGTAGTTATTCACTCTATAACCTTGAGGAATCATACCTAGAGATTTGACTGCATTGATATCATTATCAGCAGTTCCTACTCTACCTTGAGATTTCATTAATCTCTCAGCAGTGAACTGATTAGCAGATGGGACAATCATCTTCACACCTTTTGCAGCGATTTTTAAACCTCTTTCATCAGTTAGCGCAGCGATATCAATTAACGCTTGCTCTAACGAT